TTGCAGGAGTTTCACGATTAGGCCTTATAAATAAAATCTTAACTACAAATGAGCTAAGATGGTATAAGATTTTTTTTTGTAATGAAAATAATTTTGTTGCAAATTTGTTAGGGACGATACAAACTTTTGCAAATCAAAATTCAGCAGTCTTTTCGCTATATATTAGAAGATATAATTCAGGTGATTATGAAATAAGCGTAGAACAACTAACAAATAAAAGCATAGAAAAAACTTATGGTCCAAAAATAAAATATATTATAGAAAATAATTCAATTACCGTATGGTGTTATGGTTATGCTACTTTTTTAATAAATGCTAACTGTAAAGAATATATTGAATGTATAAAGGATGAGCCCAAAAATGAAGCTTTAGAATTAGATTTGAATAGATAATTATAGGAAAATAGATAAGGATTTTCACCTTATCTATTTTTCTTCAGATACCTTTGTTAACCCATCGATATTATCTATCATTATATTTTTATCTATTGTAATTTCAAATCTACCAATCGAATATTTTCCACATATTAAATAGATAGAAACTTCAGAATAAGATGGCATTTCAATATATACTTTTTTTGATTCTTGGTCAATATATAATATTATTTCATCATAAATATTTATAAGATGAGCTTCTAATTTTTCCTCATTAGTAGAATGTCTATATAAAGAAACAAAACATATTTTAGGAAGCATAGTTGGTAAATTAATAAATATTCCTAATAATATAGAAACATCAGTTTGTAATGAACAAAGTTCATATATTACCTTTGTGCCAGGATTTGTAGAACGAATAGGTAGTGTTCTATTTTGAATATAAGATAAAAGTCCATTATTATAATTAGATGCAACCGGCATAAGTCCCGCCACAAGTATAGAATGTGGCGGAACTTATACACTTTACATTTCCAACAATAATTGGTGCTTTGAGTGATGTCAATCTTGCAAATTCCGGAATAGCGCATGTTAATGGAACTACGATGAATAATCCAGCACAAGATGTTGGTACATGTATTACATTAAAGTCAATAGCTTACATGCCTCAAATAATTATAAAATGGGATAATACAATATTTGTTAGATTTGACAATAAAGAAACTTCAAACTGGGTTAAATTAACAGGAATAAAGTTATAACAGAGAAGCGAGTTTTTATGCTCGCTTTCTTATTATTAGACTATTGTTGATGTAATCTCGTTTAGTCCAGAAACATCAGAAAGGTTGTTTCCTTTTGCAATAGTAATTAATTCATTACTACCAACTAAAGTTCGAATACATAACGTATAATATTGTGGAATTTCCACATAAATCTTATTTTGTTTTTTATCAGTGAAAAATTTTATTGTACCAACTAAATCTTTCTTAAAGGATCTTAACTCATTATCGCTTGTAGTATGCCTTTGAGCATATAAGATAGACACATTAACACCATTTGTCACATGTTGTAATGAAGCTTCATATGATACACTGGCCATTTCAGGAAGCTCTAATAATTCAAAGTATTTTGGGCCACTTTTACCATTATAATAAGTATTTGGCACGATTCTTTGAAAACCCATAAGTTCCGCCACAACTTGTGCGAGGTCGGTCAATTTGATAGGATTTACGTTACCACTTGCGTCAACAACAGGTATCATCTGATCGCCTGTCGCGGTTGTTATTTTTTGCAAGTCACTTAGTTTTTTTATCTGTTTTGTTGCCATAATATTATGTATTAAAATTATTATTCTTCTGTTACTAGTCCTGTCATAACATACCATGCACCAGCCATTGCTTTTATTCTTATGACTTCATTCGGAGAAGGTTTTACGCGCGTATCTGATGCAACTATTGAAAGCTTTACAGGGATAATATTGCCATCGATAAGTTTTGCTACAGTGTTGTAATAAATCTTTTGAGAATTAACAGCAGCTATGTATAATGTGCCAAGTCCATTATTTGTTAGGGCTATTTGATAAAAGTTAAGCTCCAGTCCCTCATAAGCAACGGCATCAGGCAAGTAGACGAACTTGGTATGCGAAAAGACTATATTTGCAAAGTATGTATTCGCCGGAGCATTAACCGGGTCAATGTTGTAAGTAGATGATCCCGGATTCTGTTCTGACAGCATAAGCACGGAACTATACATAAGGTTTGCCTTAATTATGCCAGATACATTAACATTTTCAAATGTCCCAGTCTTGCAAGTAACGTTACCGTCTTTGGCGAAGAATACCAATTCTCCGTCGGAATTTTTCATCTCTATTGCTTCTGCGCCGAGATTCTTTATACAAGTGTATCGCGCCAAAATTACCATAGCTGCCACCATCGCGACTTTATCGCTAAGAGTCCACAGACCCTGGACATTATCAACAGCACTTGTCGGAGGGTTATGAAAGCTCTTCGTATGAGATTTAGTACAAAGGAAGCAATTATCCTTATAAAGTACAGTGTCAACATAAGGTTCGCCATCCGCTCCGCAATAAAATTGATAACCGACATCTATATCTGTCCAATTTTGCGGACCACGCAACAATGCGCCACGTTCGCCCTTGTCTCCATTTAATCCGTCAACAATGGTAGTAATATGTATTGTTTTAGAATATATTAGGCCTTTGTACGAGACATTGAGAGTGATGACGCCGTTGACTTCGGTCTGCGAAGCAATATTTACGTCAAGACCGTGTGTATAGTCATCAACGTAACCTCCGGCTATCTGTATGCTGTCCGGCGCATTAGCGTATGTCACCTCATAATCTGAGGCCAGAATCTTATTTGCGCCGTCCAAGAGATTTATGTCTATCTGGTAATTTGCCAAATAGGGACTCTTATGGTGCACAATATTGTCCTGTGACAACATAACGGATATAGCGTTCTGTCCGCTACGGATGAACCTTACTGATGTGGTATGTACTGTTGACATGTTAATTTTCTGATGTTATTATGACAGAGACATCGCCTCCGGCCTGTATGCAGTGGGCGCGAGTAATCGTATAGCTGGCTACTGCTGTATCTTTGTCATCTCCGTTAAGATAGACACCAGCTGCGTCACGTAGGACGAAGAAAAATTTCGTATCAAGTGCTTTAACCGATGTACCTCTCTTAACGACTACAGGTGTATATGTAACTTGTCCGTTGCCATTTTCATCTTCAGTGATAGACTCATCTTCTGGCGACGGGTGCGGGTCTATGTCAAATGGGTCTGATGCGTCCATCACTCCCTGTATGTCGCTGCCTATTACATTACCACTCTGTGCAACCGTTACTCTGTATTCGCCGTATGTATCGATGTCTGCTGCAGCAACCGTCAGTGTCTGATTTGTCTTGCCTACAAGCGTCTGCCAACCAGTAGATTCCATCTTTTCCCACGTATATGTAAGGTTTGCTGCAAGTTCGTTTCCGCTCTGATAAGCTAAAGCTTTGAGTACACAACTTCCGCCTTTATCCCTTATAACAAAGTTATTGCTGTCGCCGGCTGCAATAGTAACTCTATAGCTGTCGCCAGTAGACTGTTGTATCGGGATGTTGTAACTAGCTTGTATCTGATCGCTGGAATTGCCATATGTAATTGTTGCGACCATTTTTATCACAGCAGGAGCATATCCGGCTATCTCAGCAATATTTTTAATGAGCTGCAATCCATAATAAGGATTATCGCCAGACGGTGAGACCTTTTTAAACATACCGGCAAAAATGCCAGTTGATGCATCACCACTAAACTCAATCAAATTATCATTAAAGTAGAAATTGATTGATGTAGGCGTAGCCACGCCCTCGGCAACACGGCTGCTAAGGCAGACGAAGTACAGGATTGGCTGTTTAACACTAAAGTCAGGACTAACGCTAAGAACTTCCTCTCCTGACATTTTGTACTCCTGGTAAAGGTCGCCTGAAGGGCTGTTGATATAGGCAGTATATGTACCTGCCTTGCTGATGAACTTAATCGTTCTGGTTGTACTCGCGCTGCTCATAACTAAATTTCTTCATTAATTGTTTGTTCTTCATCATTTGTTTCACTACCATCAACCTTGCCACTGTCTTCATTCGAAGCTTCCTTATTGGTCTCTTCGTTCTCATCATCTGGCGATGCCTCACTACTATCAGTTTCAGTTGATTCTGAAGTGTCATCTGTCATTTCGCCAGAGTGTTCGTCATCAGGATATGATGGTTCGTATGAAGGCGTCGAAGTCTCCACAATAAAGCGCTCATCAGTAGCCTGTGGCAAAGGGCGCGTAATAGTGCCGTCTTGCTCCTGCCTTGCCTCGTATGGCAGCAAAGCAATTGCACCTATTTGCGTAAGTATCTGGCTTAGTTGAGTGAGTGGGCCAAATGACAGCATGTCACTTTGCCACAACAGATAATTGCCGTCTTTTACTTTATTTCTTATTCTATTAAGATTTAGATATGCAACAACCTTCGGATTCGCTTTTATGTATCTTGCCATATTGTAATTATTTAATTAATATCAATTCATCGTTCGCAGTAACGAAAAGAGAGCCGTCGGTATCAGCCCATGCACCTGCAGGACCACGGTCTACTACATCAAGACCTACCATACCGCCAAGAGTGTCATTCATCATGTCTGTTTTTATTACGGGCATAATACCCTCTGCTACCTGCTTGTATGTCAAAGAACCGGCAGATTTATTTTCAGCGGTATACCACAAGACCATAAGTTCTTTCTCCACGTTATCAAGCAAGCCGTTCGTGTCCCAAATTTGAGCTTCGGGATTTATCTCAGGTGTCCCGGATGGTATGTTGGCCGGCACGCCCATGATGTTAAATTCGAATTTTGGAATGCGTCGGACAAAAGCGAAAAGTTTACAAGGTGATGCATCTGTCAGTTCGATACTGTCAGGATCGCCAGACTTAGAATACTTCGCCCGGCATCGCATATATAATGCTTCCCCCATAAGGCTTCGGTCAACGGTGCAGCTTGTGCCGTCATCAGACAGAGTAATGTCATAGTCAAGTTCATCTTGGCCGACCTCAGTCCACACGGCATCTTCTGTTCTGTATACTTCCCAAACGAATTTTCTTTTGCTCGTGTCGCACTCTTTAGCTCCTATCCGCAAACTTGCCGTTACGGTTTGTATATCCACGTCTTTAAGAGGATTGTATATAGTAACATCTGCAGCGTTGACATCAAGTACAGGCACGCATTCGGTAGAGTTTTTACACTGGATTAGATAGGACATATTGATTACAAAAATCTGTCCTGTCCTGCTGTCTACATATTCCCCGTAAAATCGCATTGTTATAGGGTTATTGACAGTAGCATTTTTCTTAATTTTTATTTGCCCCTTAGTGTCGCCATCTTGTATTATCTCGTAATCAGTGCTTTCTGTGCCTATTGGACTTGTGCTGCTGCCCTCATACCATTTCACATTGGCAAGTTCAGCATTGACGTTGCCGCTTTCCAGCACTTCATCCTTGTCACGAATGCTGACAGACGGCTGTAGAACGAGCGGAGTTATAGTATAGTCTGGAGTGTATGTATCTTCGTCCGCATTGTAATCTTGCTTGCCGGGTACACTGCCAAAGACCGAGATTCCGTAAGTAAGCTGAAGTGGGCGATAGTTGAAATCAAATCTTCTTGTCTTCATATCTATTTATATTGAAACGTTATACTGTCAGTAGCAATTTCATTTGCCATGCCATCCCTAAGGGTGACAGTAGCAGTAAACTTAAGTACGGCAGGTATATAGCCGTCAAAGTCGCAGTCATCCCTGTTAAGAGTAATAGATTTGCCTGAGTTTGCCCGTCGAATAGCCCAGGCATTGTCAGATGCAACGCGTGGGTTGCCATCTGCGTCCTCGCTATATCTTGTCCACATCACATCATCATCAAGTATGTCTGATGTGATATCCTGGTTATACAATTTGGCAATGATAGTCAATGAGGTGTTGAAGTTCTCCGGGTCGAACAAAGATTCAGGCTCAAAGAAATCGACCGAAAACGACGGATTGCCCTCTACCATAGCCCAATCTGTCGTATTCCATGCCGGCCGAACTTTCGTTCCGCTGACCTGACATCGGTATCTACATCCCATATACCATACATCAGATATTTCATAAATACCCGTTGTAGGATTAATAGACTCATGGTAATAATCTGCGTCAGCTAGCCATATGCCACGGTCTACAATCTCACTTATTGGCTTGCCCTGGTAGTCAATACGGATGACATCCGTTGTGATAAGGCCGGGAACGTACATATAATCACGTCCTTCTCTTATAGGCAAATTTAAGGTATTGAGAAACTCCGGGACTGTTCCAAGAACTGCGCCGTAGTTTGTCTTGTCTATAATTGGCTTTGTAACACCAACAAGTTTGACAATCCTGCCTTCAGTACTTGAGAGATAAAGGCAGCTCTGACGCAAAGTATCAGTCTGATTACCCCAGCGTGCCACCTTCATCATACTGCAGGGAGGGAAATTTTTACCTGCAGGCACTTCGTCATCAGGGTAAAGTGTAACCTCAATACTGTTGTTCGCTGTATTAACGCTATTAACACGCATCCATGAGGTATAATAATCACCACTGCCTGAACTAAGAGTATTAATTATTCCTCGCAGTACATTATTTTGTACTTGAGCAGTAAAATATCCTTCCCATTTTCGTCTGAGATTTAACCTATATGTACCATATCCCAAATCTTCTACCGTTTCGATGGTATCCGACTCCGTGAGTATCTGGTCGCCCTCGAGAGCCTGTTGTCGATTGACAATCAAGTCCATCACTTCGACAAAAGAGCGTACTTTAAGGCTCTCCACTTCGGCATTACCATCTTTGTCAATGGCAGCTCCTGTTCCATTGACAATAGAGCTGGTAAAGCTGCCGAAATATGCACCGTCAAGAAAGGTTATCACCTTCTGTGCAATGTCCTCTATATCCTTACGGAGATATTTTCCTGTATCAATGTTGCAATATGAGAGTAAGGAGAGGAGGGCATTACCTATCCTCTCCGCTGTATTCGCGTTTTTCCGGCGTTCGTCTCGGATCTGCGTGAATTGTTGTCTCAACTGGTCTCTTATATCGTCCATGATGATGCGAAAATACTTCAGTACCTTAGAATATAAAAATACATTTAGAATCTATTTGAACGTATGCGAGTTTTAGAATTGACCGAACCGAATAGACCTTGCAAGAAAGAAGATACCAGTCCTTGATAGGCTTCGCCATACATCAATGCCTGTTTCTCATTTAATCGTTGCAGCTGGTAATAGTACTTACGCATAAACCAATCCTCTTTCTTCCTCTTACCTCTTACAAGTGCAGCCTGTTTGCCGGCATTCTTGCCTCGTTTGACAGTTATATGCTCAAATTTCGGTGCAAGCATGGCATCTTCTGACAGGCCGGCGCCTACCTGCTTATAGCCGTAGCCATTGACTTCTCGGTATTTGTCATTCATGAAGAGCAAGTCTCCACCATTGCCATGTTTAAAGCCTTTGCCGACTCCGGCGGAAACATATAATCCATACATCAAAAACTTATGTTCAATAGTATCTGTGCCGTTCATAGCATATTCGACACTCTGTTTCAGACTGCCTGTATCGCTTACCGAAAGCTTGTCTATCTGCTCCTGCAGGATATCCACAAGAAATCTCGCCCATCCTCGGTTATATGCGTCGATGTCCGCCTGTGTCCTGGTGCCTTCGTATAATCTCGTTGCCATAATAGGGAAATTTTCTTAAAATTACCTCAAATTTCCTTAGTCTTCCTGCCATTCGTCAGCGTTGAATGTAAGGTCTACCGGTTCGTCGTTATTCACCATGAAATATAGACCAGTAACGCCATTCATCGAATATCGAGGAAGCTCCTTAGAGTATATGGAACTTATATCCAGGTACTCAAGGCTGTCGCCATATTCCATTGTATTCTTGTCGTGTATCAAACGGCTGTGCATCTGGCGGAATATACACCGACAAAGATTCAGTTTTTCCTCACGGTCTTTCATGTCATCGAAGGTATAAGAGGCGAGTATAAAAACTGTGTAAACGTTTTTGTCGAAAAAAGTTACACCCTTGCTATAAGTGTTTTGCGAAGTTGTGTCATCAATCATGATGAAGTTGGCGTACTTCCTAAATTCCTGCATGACATCGTTAATGCCTTCAGGGCCACTGCAGAAGCAAGCTTTGAAATTATTAGCCTGGGCGAGTTTATTCGTCTCGGCCAATTTTTTAAAATAATCGTATGCGTTGAATGTGTTATTCGTCTCCATTATTTCTTCATTTTCTTGCGTAAATCTTCTGACTCCTTTGCTTTTGCATCGAGTTCTGTCAGCGCGCGCCAGCAGTCGGTATCAAATATCAGTTGTTCCTTGGTGACGTCACCATCAGTGAGGGCGCGTATTTGCACGTTCACAGATTCCATGAAGTCAAAGCCGCCACCATCTGGATCTGTGAGGTCAACCTTTTTGAAGAAGTGCGGAAAAGCTTTGGCGAGTACATCCTTAATGTACGAGTACCACAGAAATGTGCCTAGCATCTGCGCTTTATCGAGCTTTATTTTGGCCGGTTTTGAACCGTCTTTTTTTCGGTAAAGTTCCCGTGCAAGAGAGACCAAGAAGCGGTCGTCTTTGTTAAGACAATAAGCCTGGTAGTATTTCTCAGCCGAAAGATAGTCGGCGAATCTTACGCCATGCAGATTAACATCGACCGCATGCAGGCGGCGGACGTCATCCAACCTGACGCCCATGCCCACATACGTGTCGATGAAGTCAAACTGCTTTATAAGGTATTCTATCTGCCATGCCTGTATGGTGATGCTCTTTTTCTTTAGTCCAAATTTGCCTGTGCGCACATAGCATATCCACCCGAAACTGTCCTTTTTAGCCACATGCAGTCCACAAAAACGGACAAACATGTAGGTTTTGACGACAGTCAGGTCGGCAAACGTCGCCATCAGCGTAAAGACATAATGCAGCTGCTCTTGAGTAAGCTCGCGCCATGATTTAGGTGCGTACAAGTCAACTGACTTATCCGTTGAAAAAGAAGGCTGTCGAGTCCTTAGTGTTGTGAAAAACTTCATGATGATTTACTTTGTAAGCTTCTGAATTAAGATATTCGTCGTACAAGTCTATGTTTTTAGACGATTCCAGTATGGACAGCAGTTTCCTAAGAGGGAATGCTACAGCCTCTCGCTGGCCTGTGAAAAGCCAAACGTGGAAGAAGTTCCTGATGGCTAGCAGAGCATCGGCATGCTTACCCATCTCGTCGACGTTATTTGTCCTGTAATAAGCCATAAGAACATCCATCTGTTTGTCGGATATCTTACGGCGCAGAAACATATCTGCGTCCATTATTGGCTGCTGCAATTTGAGCCATTCTTCAGCTGTAAGACCATTTACACGGCGCATGATGAAGAACTCATATTCGTCGAACAAGGTAGGTATGTTTCTCTTTGCTTGTATAGTTTCGCCCCATTCCTTGCTCCTTAGGGAGTTGAGAACGTGTGCTTTGTCGACAAGCAGCTTTACCTTGAGCTGCTGCTCGAGCGCGTCCACTCGCTGCTTGCTTGCCGGCGAAACGTTGTCGTTAGACACTACGCCGAAGCCGGTAGGAGTAAGCACAAGGTCGAGCTGACGAAAAACGGACAAAAAGGCCGAAACAGACGCAAGAGCAACGAATTTCTTGTGCAGTATGCTCTCCTCCCCTGCGCTCTCAACAGTTTTGATTCCTTCAGGGCCCAAAAGGTTATTGCTGAGAAAAGCTATTTGTCCTTCAATTTCCGGCAGCACCATTTCATAAACGTTATCCTGGGCAGAAGTGCCGACCGGCAGCGACCGCTCAAATTCATCCTTCGTTACCGTTGTTATCATCATTTTCTCCTTTCTTTTTATTATTGTCAACAGATACAGGCTTCGAGTCCTTGTTTTCATCAAGGGTAGTAAGCTGTATCATTGGCACATCTATCGTGGCAATCTTATTCCATCCGTTGTAATGCAAGATTACATGGTAAGGTTTGCACATTATGTCGTGCATAGGCTTTTCCAGCGCCTGCTTGAGCGTAAACAGCTCGCGCTTGTCGGAGCCTGAGTTATTCATCTGACTCTTACCCGGCGTTGCTCCGACAAGGTTTGGATGTACACCCAAGGCGAAACATAGCGCGTTAGAGGCCTCGCTCATGTCGTCGCTCCAGTTGCCGCCCTCTTTCTTCGATGCGTCGTTGAGCTGGTATATCCTGACCATGCGGTTCTCCTTGCCGTTAGGGTCTACATAGTATCCTGAAACCATGGCCTTACCGGCATTTTCCACGCCTGTTATAAAGTCCATAATATCCTTTTTCTCCTTCTCTATACGCTCTGCTCTTTCTTTATCGCCAACGATATGCTCATTGTCGCAGACATTTTGCCAATATTCGTTGTGGACTTCGATTTGAGTTCGTGGCGCCGAGGTGTTCTTTATCATAAATCGCTTGCCAATACCTATAAGGCGGTATATGTCAAACCAGGAATCGCGAAATATACTCATGTAGTAAGGCACAGGGTAGTACTGGCTGCCGGGTGTAGGCATCTTGCTGAGTATGGCAAACTTCCTTTCTGTAGTAGCAGGGCGTTTCTTGCCTGTATCCGGGTCAGGACTAAGCCCCATGCGCACCTTCAGATCGCCCAATGGGTCCCAATAGTCGAGCAGCGGTATAACTTCGATGTTTTTCTCGTCAAGATTTCCGATACGAAAATCTCCGAAAAAAACATGCTCTATCTTGCCCGACTTTGTCGATGGAGCATATTCAAACCGGCAATAACAGGCATCCTTATTCCTTACGTTGACTATCTTGTCGCCCCTGCGGTTAAGGATAATGACGGTAACAGAAAAGAAAAAATACTTCATGTCAGTTGCCTGTTCCATAAAGCACTCGTGCAGCGAGTTTGACAGGCAGAAGTTTAATATTTCGTCGTTGTCAACATCCTTCTTAGTGTCTCGGTCAACGAATCTTACACCCTGCCCATAACAGGCAAGTATGTTAAACTGCTGGCACTGAGATGTAACCATGTTGCTGCTGATAAAGTCGCGTATCGTAAAAGGAAGCATGTTGTCAACGCCGAACGGTACATACTTATACGGTTTGCCTTTTATGGTTATTGGAATAGGGTTGATAATTTTATCCTCGTCGAAAACAGTCGCTGTGTCTTTTCCATATTCTGAAGATATAGAGTCCAAAAATCCCTTACCGCCTACGCCTGAAGGCACCATCTTATACCTTGTAACGTTGCCGTTTCTGCCGACTTCGAGTAATTTGTTTTCGTTTTCCATCATAAATAAATTGTGTATCCGTTAACTTCAAGTATGTATATCTCTGGGATAAGTCTTATCTGGTTATTAACAGGGTTGCGCAACCGAACATAACCGCCACGCCAATGTTGGTGATGAACATACCATCCCTGATACTCGTTTATGTTGCCTTCGGACGTCCAAGCTTTGACGTTAAGCGTCTGGCGCCGCTCCTCTGCCAATGAGATGTAATGCTGCATTTCTGTAAAATGCATTACTTTGCGCTGCTTTTCCATATCAGTTAAATGTAAAGTCAAAGGTGTTGTCAAATATTCGTCCGCCACGGCGAAGGTCAACAACGTTGTGGTTACGCTGGGCGTAAGTGTATGTGAAAGTAAATCGAGGTAGCGAGTCAATGTCATTAGTATATTCTGACTTTGATTCTGTAATGACTACTTCCTTGCCCACTACAGGCTCTGAGTCGTAAAAGTTAACAATACGCACATTTTTCGAGCGGAACAAATCGTCAAGCCAGTTTGCCATCGGGAAAGTCAACACGCCGGTATCAGCCTTAAACTCTCGGTTCTCCTCTATCTTGTAATTTTTCTTAATTTTGTTGATATACGCCGTTTCACGGTTAAATTCAGGTGCAACGGTGTGCGTACCTGTGCAATATACGAGTTCATCGCAGCCGAATGAGTTAGCGAAAAGTAATATTGGCGCACAATCCGGGTTGTTAAAGTCGATAACAAAGCGCTGCGCTCTGGCTCCAGCTTCTATGGTATATGCTGTAAGTGTCTTGCCGTCGGTCATAAAATTTTTAGGAGATGCGTCAACAGTCTTAAAGTTGCCATGAGAGCTTACTATCTCGACCGAAAAGCTCATAGTGGTGCCGTCGCTGTATTCGGCGGTGGCCGTTGGCGTGTCTCCGCCGATATAATGCAGATACTCAAGACGCCCCATAGCAGTAACTCTGTCGCCGTCGTAAAGGCTCAGATAATGCTCCTCGAGGAAGCTCTCTGCGTTACTTATGTTGAAATCGGCGGCACAGTATACAACATCAGCATTAAGTGTAGCTGTATTAGTAGCTGTGTTGTCGGTAAACTCCTCTGTAATGGTGATGGCGAGGCTTGCAGTAAGTCGCCTCTCAACATAAGGCTGTACAAGTTCCGACAAGTCGGAAAAGGATATATTGCTCGCATAAGGGAAGAGATAATCATCAAACAGCACATCATCATCTGCCTTAATTTCTACTCGTGCCCGATATCCGTTAATGGTGAAAGATATATCGGGTAGTGTGGCAGATAGATATGTGCCGGAAAAACTGCTCAAGATAGTAATCATAATTCCTTTTTTGAGCAAAATTATAATCCAAATAGAAGATATAAAAATACGTGGGCGCAACCCTATGAAGAGCCCGCCCACGTGAAAGAGTATAATGTTAAAAAAATGTATTAGTCTATTTGTCCGGCCATATCAATATCACGCCAAATTGCCCACTTGATTGTGCCGTCGTCATAGGTAGCCATCGTATAACCTTTCAGCAGAAGATACTTCGAAACAATGTGTGGTGACACAGTCATCATGGGTATCAATTCATCCGTGATATCTTGTGTTGTTTTGTACTCAGGTGCAAGATGTCTGCCTGTAGCCTCTGATGCGCCCGGTACGTTAGAGCGTGTGGCGAAATATGCGTCTAATATTGTTATCTGGTCACGCTCGTCATCAGAAAGATCAGCAAGCCATTTTTCATATCTATTATTTTCCATTTTTCTGCGAATTAAGACATTTGTTCATTGTAAGTTTTAACTCTCTAAGGCAGTATATCATTTCAAGCCTCTGATAAGCCTTCTCTTTTACGTCGCCAGCGCTGTCGTCAACAGAATGTTCAATAACAAAGTCTATAACATCATCGCATAGCGAAATGACACTCTCAAGGTAAGAAGGTTGCAGAAGCTCACGTTCTGCCTGTATAGTGTCATAGCCTTTCATAAGCTACGCCCTTCCTCGCAATAGTCATGCTCAACCAATTCTCCTGTAAGCATAAAAGCCCTGAGAATATCATTACCATTAAGAGGTACGAGGGTAATGACAAATGAATTGCCGTTGTCATGCCTTGATATGAGCATAGGCTTTAGTCTTCTATTTTTCTTTAAGTGCTTATCCATAGCGTTGTTGATAAAGTCTTTTATGTCCTTATCGACGTTCTCTTGATTAACTAATGACCTGTGGAACTTGTTAAGCACCTCTTGTCCTACGGCGCGCCCCAATAATGTTGTATTATAATAAGTCTGCACAGTAATATAATACTTATTCATTGCTCACCCCCTTTCTTTGTATAATCATGTTCAACAAGCCTTGCCGTAAGTACAAATGCTGAATCGGTGTCGTTATCATTAAGAACACAATCAATAAAAAACGAATTTTTGCTTCGAAAGGCAAGAATCTTCATCGGCTTTATCTTATGTTTTTTTTCTAACTTTTTGTTTATCTCGCTTTCCACAAATTCCTTTATCTCGTCTTCTGCATTAGGACCTTCGACCAAAGCCATGTTGTATTTTTCATGGACTGCATGGGCAACGGTCTTACCTAAAGTAGACGTATTATAAAGTTGAACGTACACAAAATACTTGCTCATTGCTCACCCCCTTTCTTCTCGTCAGCGTTAAGCCGGTAGACCACCCATGCTGAGCATGCCGCAGAGACAGCGGCGACAACTGGCTGCTGCATGGCTACAAGGGCTGTGACACATACAAGTAAAGTAAAAAGATTAACACGTACTGCCGTCTTCCACGTAACAGCGAAGCCGGCGAGGCGAGAGTAGAACTCGCTCCTTGAGTTATACCATTTGGATAAAGATTGTGCCTTTCCGGCCAACCATTCACTTATGGTTGCCGGGCGCTGGGCGCTGCGCTGAATTGTGTTTGTCTGCATAGTGCGTAATTGTTAAGCATACCCGGAACCGCCGGGCTCGGAGATACAGAAAAGCGGCTGCACATCCCGCTGCTTAACAATCACGACTTCTCCGCACGGAGCAGTAATAATTACGGAACGGCAACCGCCAATACGATATAGTGAGGACTCTTTAAGTCCTTCGTTCGATTAAAAAGCTGAGCAATAACCGATGCTCTATGCGGCATGATAAATCATGATTGTTAAGCGATGGCAAAGATATGAATTATCTTTGAATCGGCAAAGAAAAACAAGAAGTTTATCAGAATTTATTTATCAAGATTTATCATTCGGTTATTAACTTTATCAAGAAACCTACCATTGATTATAGATGCATAATAATCTTCCTTCGGGGCATTAAGTGAATTGTATAATTGTATCATTGTTATACCTTTCTTTTTCATATCTGCGTAAATAGCTTTTATTTCTGAGTCATCAGTAAATAAAATTTCCGAATAGAGCCTAAAAACTTCACCACCTTCAATACCTTCCAAAACTGTAAAATCTTGGCCGGCTAAAGTTATTTTTTTATAACGAGCATCTTTAACGCCTTCGTATAATTCAGGATGTTCTTCTTTTGACGGTTCAGTATTAATTTCTTCATAATCCGTATTATCATTCTTTGAATCATATACAACATCTACTCTACCTGTTGCTTCATCCAATAAGCTAATTTTGTGCAATATCCAATTTTCTTCAGAGGTCCAATCTCCATCGCCTCTATAGGATAACCTTACGCTCACTTTTCTGGGAACAACCATACCAAATCCATTTTTCGTCTTAATTAAGAAAGTTACATGGTATGAGTCTTTACCTGTTTTCTCCACTCCAGAATTGTCAAATTCAGCATCATCAGGTGTAAGGAGTTGTTCACGGACAAAGTCCTCTGCAATTATCTTTGCCCGGCTTTCCGACGAGCCAGAATCATCGCAAGAAGAGAAAATAAATAAAAAAACAGGTGCGATTAACAGGAAAAAAAACTTTTGCATAAAATATAAATTTAAACGTTAATAAAAGAGGTCATTTTAGCATGCAAAACGAGGCCTTTTAGCGGATAAAAAGATATATTTTAGACGCTAAAAGACGCCATTTTATGCAAGGTCATAAGTCATTCATCAATACCGGCATCAAACATATCATCACCTGTCTTTGTTCTGACAGGATCATTGCTTTTAAACTTGATTCCCTCAGTAATTTCTGCGTCACTCTTGACATACTTTATCATGATGTAATGCAGCACGTTACTTGTTCCCTTTGTAAGGTAAATAGTCTTATCAAGTTTCCATCCGCGCTTAGCCATGTAATTAACGGCTCCCATTGTAGACGTGAACTTCAATTTCTTACCCTTATCGTCAAGTAAGGTGCAAGAGCTGCCTGTCCATGTTCTACCACCGCCGAAATCCATTTCGGCATTAACTTTGCCAAAGCCCCAAAAGTTAGAGCAGACAATAGTACAATAAACAGGATAGCGCCCATCAGCGTCAGTGACTAGCGCCTGGGCATTAATGTTAAGGTAAACAAGTACCAAAAAGCAAGTAATTAATAGTTTTTTCATGTTATAAAATGTTTAGCTATGCAAAAGTAAAAAAATAAGATGAATATAAAAAATAAAAAGGGGAATGGTGTGAAACATTCCCCTTTTTAGTGTCAAAATAAATATATAATTCTAAAGTGTATCAGCCGTTTTTCTTAAACGGTCTGCAATATCGTAGAGAGCACCTTTCAGCTTTTCGCGGTCTACATCGTTGAAGTCGTCAGGTTTTCCGTTGTTCATACCGCTGAACTTATGGTATAGCCAGCTACGTGATTTACCAAAATAATTCTTTGCTAAATATGCCCAATTAATGTCTTCATAAACGTTAGCTAAAATTGTTCTAACGCTTGTTGCTTCCAATCTTACTTCCATAGTTCTTTCTATTTGCTTGTATTTTCATATATTTTTCGGGGAATGCCCTCCCCATTATAGGGAGGGCGGTTTTTCATTCATTTTCCATCAGCTCATAAACCAAGTCCATAATGTAGATTTCCAAGTTTCTCTGTCCGTTCGGATAAGCTCTCCTGTAATTCCTTATGGCTTGGATAAGCTCTTCTTCTTTGTCTGTAAGTTCCATATAATTATATTTTTATTTTGACAATGCAAAGATAATCATCTTTTGCGTATTATGCAAATTTTAAATGTTAAATAATCATCTTTTGCGTATTATTTTTTATTTATATTATGTTTATAATTTGCTAAAAGTTCATTTATTAGCCGACTACGGTTTTCTGTTGAGCGAATTATGTCCACATTTTCAGCATCTATTGAAAAAGAAAACACTGTACGTTTGTTATCGCTCGGTTTTCTTCCGGCTCCCTCTCTGTACCCTCCTCGTCTACTACTTGTCATAACCAATTTAATTTAGTTAAAGATAATAATGATTTTTGTAATAACGAAATCAAACGCACTGGAAATATATAAAATAAACAATATTTAACACTATAGATGTCAACTATAGAAGCATTTTTTAATGAATAAATGCTTAAAGCGGAGGCAATACGCTTGTGAAATATTGTTTTTTATATGTTTTTCCACTATCAAAAACCGCAACAGGCTGACTCCCAGAAAGTTAGCCTGTTGCGGTCGGCGAAAGCCGAAAAATTCTGCTAAAGCAGCCCCCACCGCCCTACGGAAATCAAGCAATTGCCTAATAAAATTATAGCGGAATATGTAGCGAGGCATCACAAACATAACACGAACCTAAAGGCGCATCCGCGGTTTAGCTTGACATATCGATGATGGCAGGCTAAACATTAATGCGCGTTCAAATTTATTTGAATGGGCATTATCAAAACAAGGATAAAAACAACAGCATTGGCAATTACTGTTGCTTGGAGTGGAATTTATCAAGCCGAGATACGTTCCAATATATATTTACTTGCCTTTTCCACATCACTCATGAGCGAGATAATAAATAGCGGATTTTCCCGAATTGAGGTAATCCACGAATCAAGATATGCTGCGTTGTTATCAAGAATCTTCTTGTCAAAGCCGAGAATCTGGCCGCATCTGGCAGCTCCCAGCTCAGCGACGAGTTCCTCTATTGCATATTGTTTGTCGCCAAATTTACTGCCAGTCTGACGATTAAGTCTGTCCTTGGGCGCTGTAGAGTGGACAAGTTCATGTATAAGTGTAGCGTAGTATTCTTGTCCGTCCATATAGATTTCCTCTGCGGTAGCTCCAGTCTTGAACTGCGATTTCTTGGGTACTACAACAAAATCCTTAGCTGGGTTATAATATGCATGGTTAGACCTTTGTTGATACTTTATAGGGCACACCCATGACTGATTAATAAGTAATTTATCTATGTCGGCGTTCTCATACATACCGGCTGCGTCAGGGCTTTCTTTACCGGCAAACAAAGACTGCAATTTCTCTATCTTCTCAGGATGCTTCTCGGGTATGGTGGTCTGATCAACGTTGAATACCGAATAACATTTGAGGAAGGGACGACGTTTGCAATGCAGCTGCTCACATCCCTGGAGTCTGTTGTATTCTTCCGAGGTCAGCCTTTTACCTGCGGCGTCAATATAGTAGAAATCCCAGAAGATGATTGGTAAAGATTGAGCGCCCTTATTAACCCTGGCGCCTAACTTATTAGCTTGCTTCAGCGTGCAAAAGATTGGATACCTGTATTCTTTATCCACGCAGCCCCATGTCAACATCAGTGCATTTGCTCCTCTGTAGCTTACTCCTTCCAGGTTTACTGGACCGGCGCCGTAATTGCAACCGATCCAACCTTTTTCCCATTTACTCAATCTCATCGCCTCCATGCGTGCTATCATCATTTCTGCGAATTTGTCAATAACCTCTGTAGTGTGCTGTGATAGTTTCATGATTGTATATTTTTAAAGTTAAACATTTATTAATCCATTACGAATACGCTGATATAGCTGATGTTTATCATTGAGTCATTCGCCAGACTTTCTGCGGTTGCTGTGGCTTCGGCGCATGAGTCTGCCATAATCTCATAAGTAAGTACTTCGCCGTCTTCTCCGTTAACCTCGACTTGGTAAATGTTTTGTGAAAACATATAACTCTTTCTGTTTCTTTTTGATGTGCCGTTATTGGCAATTGCGATGTGCTGCTGAACTGAACTTGTCATAATTGTAATTTTTTATGGTTAAACATTTAATTTTTACGTGCACAGGAAACGGGCAAGAAACAGGTATGCAAATGCAAGGGATGTCAAATAAATTTTAACCGTAGGGTAAAAAATATGGATTAGAAAAGCCTTTCCCATATTTTTTAAAAATTTGTGCCGACAAGCAGTGCGTGCCCTTGCAGAATACCGCTTGCCGTACCTTTGCAAAGGAAAAATAAGTGTTTGACATAAAGAATATTACACAAGTACAGTCAAAGCACCAAGGAAAGACAATAATGGTATATCAAGAAGAAATAGACAAATAATGTATGTAAAAATGTTTACCAAGTAGAGGCTAACGGAGATGTCGGCAGCCATAGATTAAGATTGGCAGTCTCAGAAGCAAAAGCCACAGCAACAGCAGAAATAAGGCGCAAAAATTTAGAAAAACATCAGCTACATCAGCGTATTTGTAGTGGATTCAAAAAACGGGAAAAATCATGGAACTATCACAGCACACCACTGAGGTTACATAATATCTAATAAATGATGATTGCACGCATGGAGACGATGTGTTTGACAAAGAAAAGGCCGGTTGCCATTACGACACCCGACCATAAGAAGAAGTAAGCCACTGAAGAGCAACTAATCCGAATAAGAATTGACTGTGACTGCGTGGAATTGAAGAGCAGGAAACTTTTCCACGCCGATGCAAAGCGTATCAAAGGCGTCAGAACCATCTGTTCGGCCCTCAAGCTTATCTTCTTCTGTTTCAGCCAATTTTTCGCCGCGTTTATCTTTCTCACCGTTATATACTCCGGCAGACTCCAGGGATATGATAAGATCAGGATTGTTGTCCCGATTTATTAGGACAAGGTGATTAGCCCTACCGCGAAGCATCCTGTTGATAAGAAGATTCTTTTCAATATGTCGCATTGGTTTGCCGATATAGACAGCCATGACAATCCATTGAGCACTCTTAAGCCGACGTTCAATATATTTGTGAAAGTCATCGTTGTGCAGCGCATAGTTGTTACCGACAAAGGTCGCATCGTAATAAAAGACAATCTGCTTACGGCGATGATAATAGTAGTACGCAAAGAAATCATCCAATAACTCCGGGAGCTTACGCTCATATTTAACAAAAAAGGACTTAAGAACACGCAGCTTACCTGTCTTGTCCACTTGCCCAACGACAAGCCAGTTGATATTAGCATTGGCGTCAAACGCAATACATAGAGGTAGATTCGGGTCGCAATCTTTATCCAAACGGCTGTCCTCGGTCACATTCCCGACATTGGCAAGATTCAGATTGCTATAATTAGGCGCAGTATAATAATTAAAATCAGACCTCAATCCGGAGTAAAATCCATCCGCTGATATACCTATATGCTGGCACATGATTGATGTGGCAAAGGTAAGTGGAGGCAGGTCTCGTTTAGCTCGGCGGATAAAGTCCTCTCCCAGCAACGCCAGATTTTCAATAGATGTATATTCCTTGTATAAGAGGCATTGTGAGCGCAACTTATTAAGTTGAGCTGTCATTGCCTCAATTTTCTTACATATTACTTCTGCTTTATCAGGATATCTGTTTACCTTTTGCTTTAATTTCCAGATGTAATATACAAGACCTTCAATCACCTGCACCAGTTCATTGTCCATCTGTTTTTTGTAATTGAGAAACCATGAGCCTTTTTTGGTAACAGGCATATCGGAAGTAATTGTCAGTCCGTGATGCATGTAGAAATTGCCGAAGTACATCTGGTTGCCTCGGTTAGCCTGAAATGTCTCGTCCTTGAGCTGCTCATAATCAATAAACTTTGCTTCATCGATTATAACGTAATCGAGAGACATTGAGTTACTTGTTCCCTTGCGGTCTTGGCTGATTATGTTAATGACAGAGCCATTGTAGAATGATATTGTGTTTTCCCAATTGGAAGGCGTGAAAAGCGGCGTCTTCCAATGAAGTCCCTTCCATGGGCGTTTGCCCACGACATAATGCAAGTCACGCTTATAGCCCCACCGCTCGAGGTGGATAAGCATGGAAGGTAATATGTTTATAAGACAGCGCTTAACAGACGGGGCAACAAAACCACCCATTGAGCCGGGCATACCTTGTACGCAGGTAAGCGCACGTACAGCCTGTACTGCGCCCTTGCCAAAGCCACGGCCGCACACAGCGACGAGGTCGCGTGGCATGATGGAGAGCAGATACATCTGCCCATCATTAAAGTATTGCTTCGTCTTATTGTTGCTCGTCATTTATTTCTTCGTATTCAATGACCTGCGCATCAAGGTCTGTAGAATATTTCTTGTTGAGTGATTTTATTCTTTCACGCAAATGTGGTATCTTTTGTATTCCAATAACGGAGGGATCATCTGTTGGCTCAAATATCTGCGGAATAATTTTGTCGAACTCAATCTCCGCTTCGTCATTCTTGTCAGTACGGTTGTTAAGTATGCGGTTCTTCTCAATCTGAGCAACTGACCTGTAGTCTTGCGCCCTACGTGCAGCCTTCAGATCTTCCTCAAGGTCTTTATTGATCTTCCATCTCATAAATTCCTTGTTGGCTGATTGGATATTGCCTAACAGCAATTGCAGAAGCCTTACATCATCGTATGCCTGTGATTTTGCTACGCGAAACATAGATATATCATAAGCCACGATGTCGGCATCGAATTTTGAAGGGAACTGCAACCAATACGCATAAAGTCCTCTTATCCTATGTATGCGTTCAAAGAGCTTAGGGTTAATCCTAAGCTCCTTCAGTTCATCGTCGTTAAGAGAAACGTAACGAGAGTATTCATCTATGTCAACAGGTAGGCTCATATATTCGCTTCAGATAATGTTTTAAGCAGCAACTCCTTACATGCAGTAAGCGCATAAGGAGAGCCAGCGTTGGCAGTAGCTAACATTCCTTCACGCATGTTATATACAGATGTCATTACGCCATGTAGATAACGCTTGCGCACTTCTTTACCCTTTGTCGATATATCGTCAGACAATGCAATCTCGTCGATTTGAAGATATAGAGCTGTTTCGTTAGGCGTCATCAGTCTTTTGCCGCATTCTTCGATTTGATTCATCAAGTCGGTTGAATAGTCCATCTAACTGATACGATTGATTATTAACTAAATTACTTAATCCTGAATACAATGATAGAAATGTTTCTTGGTCAGTTGTTATCAGTGTACATTCTGCTCTGTCTCCGTAGGTCTGATTTTGCGAAGTGATGACACTGACAGTCCAATGGTCATTTTGCACGAGGACAATTTTGGAATGGTTCATGGCAAGATACACGCTATCGAAACATGCAGACATAAGTCGGTATAATCCGACTGTCTTGCGTGATGCTTTCAGATCTGCAACAAGCACGCTGTGATTTATCAAGTGCTTTTTTTTCAGTCTGAGAAATCCCGAAAGGAAAGCGTCAGATGTCGAGAATGTACTCACATATACATCAGCACGTCCGGTCTGCTCGAGTATCCATCCGAGCAGACCGAGAGTGTGCAGTCCTGTGCACAGGTAGCTCTGATATGACGGTGTGTCATTCCTGAGCGGTTTCAGCAGATCCTTTATTTTCATCGAATTTCATTTCGGTAAAGATTGGTGCCAGTCGTGTAATCATGTCGTCAGAAAATGATTCGCCGGCATTAATGATTACATTGATTCGCTGTGCCACTTTTTCTTTAAGCTTTTTAAAATCCTCAGATTCCTTGTCAGTCATAGACTCCAATTTCTCGAGATTCTTTGATATATAAGCTCGAGCATTGGTTACATCCTTAACAGTAATTTCGGAAGCAGAAGAGTCAACAGATACGCCAGCCGGCTCCGTATTCCCGCCAATTTTATAACTGTCGTAGACAGCAAAGTCCTTTTTATATGCGTACCATGTTTCTTTAAGTAGCTTCAGGTACTCGTATCTGTCGCATGGTTTTTCAAGTTCTTTGCAAGTATTATAAAGCTCCTTGATTTTCTTCCATCGTTCTGCGTTGGCATCCCACAATTGCTGAATTTCAACAGGCAGCTGCTCATGGTCCGCACGCTTGCCAACAGCAGAAGCGTCTTGTGTCTCTTCACCTTCATCCTGATTTTCGGTTGTATCTATTAAAGGTGTAATAGCTGGAAGAACCTCAGCCTCGAGAGCCTTGACATCAGATCTTGTCATGTGGTCCAATCTCATTGGCAGACGTTTCTTAAGCTCATAGATTATTTTATCCTCGTATCTTTCCGGGCGTCGCATAATGGTGTTAAAAAGCGCTTGATTACGTGTCAGTTTTAACACGTATGTTGCGCCCTGTACAAGGTCGTCTTTGCTGTGTTCAGGCTTGGCGAGCCATGTCTGAATTTGCGCAGTAAAATTATCATCGAATTTAACCATACATAAAAAAGATTTAAAGGGCCAGACACTTCGTGTCAAGCCCAAACAATGAGAAATTTACAGATTAACCACCAACACCAGGTGATAATGTTCCATCAGCAGCGTTTATGTCGCCTGCTTCGGTTTCGATTTTTCCAACATAGAATGGAGCCGGGTATTCGTCAGTGGCTTCGGCTGTGACTGTCGTCATGTTGCTGTCAGTAGCAGCCTTACCGGTATCCTGACCCAATGAAAGTTCCGGACTAAATGCTTCTGAGCCTACGACGCGGAACTTACCGTTGCGCTGCGGCACAAGGTAAACCATTTCATCGTTGTTCGCCTCGGCAATGTATCCACTGACTTCCTCTTCTGTTCCCGGCATGTTCATAGTGGCAGTAACTTTAAAGGTCTTAGAGCCATAAGTACCTTGTGACTCAACCTGCAACTGACCTTCATTAGGTACTAGCGCTATTCTGTGCCACTTTTTATCAGCTGCCATAACAAAGTCACCCTCATATACATTAATTGTATCGAGCGTTGCCTTCGTCGAACGGTCTATTTTCGGCCACGTTACGATGTCCCTCTTTGAAGCTCCGTATACATATGAGCGTATACCTGGCAATGACTTCTTCCCTTGGCAGAAGTCAATGTCAGCATACAATGTTTCTTGATCAGTACATTTGTTTGCCATAATTTCATTTTTTTAATTATCCTTCTGTTTTTTCCCAAGCTGAGAATGATTCTTTAGACACCGACAAGAATTGTGTGCCGAAGAACATGTTAGCGATAAAGTCTACGTCATAATGATTGTCCAATGACTTTTCGACGAGATATTTTTCATCGTCAGACTTTTGGTTAAAAAGTGCCATGATGTTGGACTTCGGAGTCAAAAGTAAAAAGTCATCAGGTACATTTGCCAATGGGACCAGCTCGACGTTAGAAGCTCCCTCCAATGTCTTCTTATCGTAAGAATTATTGTACGGAAGTGAACCATGATTCAGTTGGTAAGCCTCGGTATAGTTATGGTACGTCATGTCTGACATAAAGTACTTTAGTTTCTGGCGACGAAGTTTAACGTCACGAGACCAGAAGAAATCTTTAAGGATATCCTCTGCATTTTCCGAAGTAATGCTTTCAAGTGATTTTTTCAAGTTACCTTTTTCCTCAGAAATTAATACCGTACTTCGTTCATTAGTACCGGCTATATCATTGTCAACGATAGTTTTGAAGCCGTTGAAGAACTTATCAGTACTAGTGAAGTCTCCGCTGTCATGCTTGGCTGTAAACATATTCATAAACAGATTCTCGCCCAGCTGCTTCATTATATAAGCACAAACCTGAAGGACTATCGGTACATTCTTCAGTCCATCGCCCTTGGTGATATTAGAGCCCCATATAGTCTGGTATATGGCGTTCGGGTCAATCGGCTCAATACAGTTTCCGAAAAAGGTCTCGAGGACTCTTCCCTCAATAGAGACATTTCCATCACCTTTTTTGTCTTTCTTGTAATTACCCAACTGGAACTTTCCGCTCATTTCAGAAACAGTCTCGCGGTATCTGATGCCTGTGCGAATAGTCATGTGTTGCAGTGCTTCGCCCATTGCGAGCATCGGCTGCACTATCAGTTGCTGACGATATGTTTGGAAAGTTTTTGTCAGTTCTTCCGGTGTAAATGTGATATTTCCTAACTTTGCCATAATCAAATGTCTTTTACGATGTTGTACAAGTCACTAGCTTCGAAGGCCGTTTCTTCAATTTCAGTCATATCATCCGTTTTGTCGCCTGCCCCGGATTTAAGAGCATTAATCTGCTCGTCGTCTTCTTTACTTTTTTTCTCAAGTGTTTCCACCTTTGCTTGGAGTTTTGCGATTTCCTCGTCCTTTGTCTTGACATTAGCCTCGAGGCCGGCTATTTTGTCGTCAGCATCCTTGAGATGCTTGTCTACAGCCGAAGCCTGGTCATCAGTAAGTAAAACATTTCCCTTGTCATCCGTCGCAAGATTCTGCAATTTAAGGACGTTCAGGACTTTTTTAAATTTGTCTGTCATTTTGTTATAATTATTTTCCGCGTGTGGGTTACGGATGAGGTTCTGGAGTCCATGCCACGTCTTTTGCAAAAAACTCTGAGTTGGATTACCGTTGTCATCTGCAATCAACGACAGTTTGTCGTCCTCTTCAGAAGGCAACGGCGGTATGCCTGCATCCTTGTATATTTTTGTGTAATTATTAATGAACGAAGAATTGAACTCATTAGCAGCTTTTTCTGCAGAAGCATCAGTCCTGATGGAGTCTACAAGGCCGAAGTCAACGGCTTGTTGCGCCGTCATCCAGTTGCCTTTCTTCATCTGCTTTTTGCACTCGTCAATGCTTTTACCTGTTTTATCAGCATACATGGAAGCGAGAACGTCGTCAAAAGTATTCAGGCTATCACGCTGTAGCTTAAGATCATCTATCATCTTGTCAATGGCTTCCTTGTTTGCCTGTTCGAAACGGTCTATCCATACCGAAACATTGTGTATAAGGAAAAATGACCCTTTGACAATGTCAATAGTCTTGCAACCAAGCATGGCAATCGTTGAGATTGAAGCGTTCATGCCAAAAGCATGAGCATGTACTCGGCCATGATCTTTGAATGCCTGGTGCATCTCGAGTCCATCTTTGACATATCCGCCAAGGCTGCAAAAGCCAATGTGTACATCTTTGTCTTTATTATTATTAAGGACATAGCGCACGTAATCGGCAGAACACCCATTCCACCAACTGCCTATTGTACCAGATATAACTAATTGATATTCCATTTGAGATTTTTCGCCAAATTTATAACGAACACTCAAATTTATAAAATACGTTTTACATTATATATGGTACGGTTTTGTCTGATGAATATGTCACATTGATAATGTTCAATTGGTTGTCGGTCGCCAACTCCGGCGCCGTTTCAGTTAGAGTCGCAACAGGATACGGCCTGTTGCCGTCACCAATTAACCTGTATGTTCCATCAATGAGGCCTATTCGCCAAAGGTAAGGCACATTAAGATTTATTGTCTGATGCGTGTAAAGCTGTAATTCTGCTGTGTATATTCTCACTTTGGAGTCCATTTTATCCTTTATGGTTAATGAACCATGTTTTTTTATGGGGATTTCCGTCCATTTTACATTCGGTAATTGAACACGGTCAACATCTATCCATTTAGCTTTGTCACTACCGTATAGTGGATAGATTTCCACACTTTTTACCAACTTAAATATTTTCATACGTTCCTGTTCGTGTTAATACGGACTGATTGTGCGTGAACAAAAAAGCGGCACTTGTCCATATTTTTTTTCTAAAAATCTTCACTATTTCTTTTTTTGTTACGCAGATCAATTCCGTTTTTCAGGTAAGAGTTTCTCATGCGCTGGTACCTCATCTTGATTGTATAATCATATTCTATTGAAATACCATTGTTCTCACACCATGCCTGTATTGCCCGCAATACAGTGCATCCGCAGTCGTGCAGATCATTAAGATCTTTCCACATTTGTAGGCGAAATGTATCCTCAATGCATTCTATAACTGCAGCCTTTGCATATTTGCCAAGATAATGGTAAGAAATAACGGGCTTTTGTTTGCTGTCTGGAATGTATACAGCTACTTCGTCTTCCGACTTTATCTCTGGGACTTCATCACGAGGCTGTGTTGTAAGAAATCTCCTGATTGTAGCATTCTCAGCAGATTGTGGCGGAAACGTTACAGGATTGCCATAATGGAATGTCAACCATTCCTTGATAAAAGGCTTAACTTTTAGGTAAACAAGAAATTTTTCCATAGACATTTTCTTGCAAATTTAACAAACTTTTTAAATATTCCTACAAAAGAAGGAAAATATTTCTCTCTTTTATTCCAATGCAGCTCATACAAATTCTTTCTGTGTTTGATTTTGCAATAATTTTTTGTGATAATGCAATTAAGTGAAATTCTATATATAAATAATTGATAATCAATGTAATTATAATATCACAAGAGATATATCACAAAAAATAAAGACGGAAAAATTTTGCAATATAAAAAAAGGGAAAAATGTCTATCACAAAAAAATAAAGTTTGTGATGAAATTGTGATAAATTCGTGATGCGTTTGTTTGCTTTCTAACTTACTTATATTAAATAATTTATCTTTTTTCAAACACAACATTACAAAATCACAAATTTTTAGTAGTAAATAATAAAGTGGGGTTAGGGGAGCGTAAAAGCAAAGATGCAAATAAGTGTAAACAAATAAAAAAAAGTGATACTATTCTCACGAACAATATCACTAAACTAATATGATTAAAAGAAGATTAAAATGGCTGAGTTGTATTAATAAGTTCTTCCGGGACATCTTTTAACAAAAAATCATTGTCATCGTTATATACAGGCGCTGAGCGCAGATATACCATGTCCTTAGTTTTGACCTCGCCTGATGGCGTTGTAACGCTTTTTTGGATTCTGCCGGAAGAGTTCTTATACTCGTCTGGGTTCAATTCGTCTATCCAGGGGCATAGCTTGACGAACGAGCATAACTTGCGAGTGAACGACTGCATTGTTATCTTGTTAGTTTTTGCGTAATACATGTAATCCTCGAGCACTTTATCCCTTTGCAGGAACTTGTCCAGGTTGCCGGATTCACGGCTGAAATAACCATTTGCCCAATCTTCGAAGTTCGTACCCATATCGGCCTTGAATTTCCTCTTAATAATGTTTTCCATGGGTGGCAATATCTTTACCGGCTCTTTGATTAATTGCAAGTAAAATGCGCAGCATTGGAGCCAGAAGTTTATGTCTGCTACCCATTCGTCCTCGGTGTAATCCCTGCCATACAAGTCTTTCCCGAAGTCGTCACGAATGGATCGTGTCTCCAGGTAATTATTATCCTCGGTCTTCTGATGATAGTAGTCGCTGAAGACCATGTATAAGAGCCTCGGATGACGGATCGAAGTCTGAAGGCACATAGTTCGTGGTAAAGGCTATCTTCGGGCTATCCTCAAAGGGTATTGTAAATGACTGGTTGTTCTTGGGGTTGACAGTCATGTCCGAAGTAATATTGTCGTAAAATAGTGACGTATTGAGATAGCGGTCACAATCATCAAGCAGCAGCATCTGGGTATGCTGGGTGACTTGGTCAAAAACGTGTGGGTTGTCCATAAGTTTTGGATTTCGGCCGGACAGCTTGACAGTTTTCTGTAACAGCGACAGCGTCTTGAAAAAGAATGACTTGCCGCTTCGGCCATTACATTCGTTGTCTTCTCCGATCTTATTGTCCATGGCCATTGGAGCCCATGCACGGGAAGGCGACTTGTAATGGTGTAGCATGTATCCGAAGCTGAATATTTTGTTTATAAGGTTCTTCTTCTGTTCTTCGATTTCTTCGGTTGTAAGGCCTTCGCCCGATATGTCGAATTTATGTTCAGCATGATATCTCAACGCTTCTTCCTTCTCTTTGTTTTCAAAGTTATATTCCAGTTCCTTACGCCAGAACAGTCTTGAGGTATTTATAAGATAGCCGAAAAAGTGGCTGTTGACATTATGTATTTCTATGTCAAAGCTTGGACGTCCGAATTCATCCTTGCATGCTTTAATCGTGAAAGCGTCAGGTTGCTTTTTAAACGTATGCGGAATGACGGAGTCTTCCCAAACATAATTATGCAGATCGTCACTGCCAGGCTCATACTCTATGATAGAATCAGAACCAGGAGCGGCATTCTTCACTTCGACTGTTTTGTTTGGAAAGAAAAACAGCTGCGATATGTTAGTATATGATGTGAAGTTAAGGTCGATTTCTTGCAAGCTTTCAAGCGCATTATTAGCCAATTTTGGCGTGTTAAGTATAAGATTAAGTATGTCTCTCTCCTCGAATCTGTCAATTACCCATTTGCGGACAAATTCCTTGATGTCCTTAACTGTCACTTTTTTCACGATATTACCATGTATGCGGACGAATTGTGTTACCGTTGAATTATCATCGTGAAGAGCGTAGAAGCCATTGAGGTTGAGAAAATTGAATAAGCATGCTGTGTCTATCTCATGTTTCCACCGGCCATCTTTATTTTGGTAGCTTATCCAAAACTTTGCCGGCATAGCAAGCTTCATCAGATCCCTGAAGTTTTTCTTTTCTGACCTTATTTCCATCCAATCACGTAAGTCCTTACGTGGCCGTCCTCTGTTATCTTTATATGTAGTAAGCCAAGAAGGTAACCATATAGTATGGATGTCAATGTATTTCAACGCTAGTTCTTTTCCCTTGCGTTTGCCTGTATCGTCAATGTCAGGTATATTATACAACA